TTAATTGCTCAAGAAGAGCTCTATGGTTAGCAGTAGTACTAGCAAAAATATTAAGATCCCTCATTAATAAATCTGTACCTTCTATTTCAAAAGTTACTTTTTCATCAGCAGTTGTAATATATGATAATCTAGCAGAAGGTTTTGTAGAGTGATAATATTGTGCTAAGTCAGTTCTCATCTGATGAACTCTAGGCATTAAATAATCACAATGTTGTATAAAATAAACTTCTGTCTGAGCATATGAACCAGCTACTGCTTGTTCTATACCTTTAGCAGTATCAGTTTGTCCTATTTGTTGTCCAAGTCTTTGAGGAGTAATACCAATTACTTCAAAACACTGTTGTTTAAAGTAGTTAGCCATTTGAATCCTGGACATCATCCTTTGAGTTTGTTCAAGATTAAGAACTTGATAATGTTGGAAGTTTAAGGCATTCTCAGTATTAGTAATAGATGTATCTAAAGGTAGCATTTGAAAGTTTTTCATTGCTACATATGCTTTTTGGAAATTGTTTTTACCCCAGTCTTCACCAAGTGAATGTTTAGGTAAAGCATTCTGATCTAACATAACAACAGTACCAATCTCATCTACTAAGATATCTGCTATCTGGTTATTAACAATATTGTAACCAATCTGGTATGGTTTCATTAAATCTACCATAGAAGTAGATCTTGTGTTTCTATCATTAAATACAGCTCCTTCTACAGGAAGTTTACATCCATAAAGAGTGCTGTCACCTTTGAACTGGAATTTAAGTGGTCCAATAGTATTTTGGTCTATACCTAGATACATAGGGTTGATACCACCCGGATTATTCATACCCCAGAAAGATGGATGATTAGGTCCAATCTTTACACCTCCCCAGGTTTGGTTAATCCAAATCCAGTCTATGTGTTCTCCAAATATAAGATTGTCCTTAGTTTTGTTTTTAACTAAAGTTGTATCATATACTGGTTTATCGGTAACAACATAGTCTTCTGTTATGATATCAGTAAGAACTTCACCATTATCTGAAATCTTAGTTAAGTGTCCTACTTTTCTTTGAGACTTCCAATATGCTGTAGTTACACGGAGTAAAAAAGCTGCACCCATAGGAGCATAGTCTTCATTCTCTGCCATGATCCAGTTAATAATATCTCCACCATTATAAATGAAGTTATCATACATAGATGTAAACTGTCTATAAGCTAGACCAGGCATATTAGTGTTCCACTCATGAGACTTGGTAGCATCATAGTAAGAACCATCATTTTGGTATCCCTGAAGTGGGTAGCCAGCTGACCTTACGGGGTAGATGGCTTCTATAGATTCTAACTGTTCTTGAGTCATGATATAACCATACCTGTCAATCACATCTGCAATAGTCATCATCTCGATTTTACCCACCCAATTACCTTGGGATATATATCTTGCTTCTGGTGACTTATGATAGAAAGTAAGAACAGGGTTCCATAATTCTACATCATAGTCATCATCATTCATCTTAAAATGCCAAAACTCTCTATCAGTAATTAGCATATCTCTAAAACCTCTTTCTTCTAATTCATCCATCTTAAATCTTTCTTCATCAATTTTATACTGATGAATAGCCCATTGTTCTGCCATACTTCTGTAATCTTTATCAAAGAAAGATTGTATTTCAGGAAGAGTCTTAAGATTTTCTGGAGAAAGTTGTTGTTGCATTTGTTGTTGAACTTCAGGATCATCTTGATCTAATCCCTGCTCAATCATTTTTGCAAGTATTTTTTGCTCAGCATTTTGTAAAAGAACTTGTTCAACTTGCATTCTTTTTTGCTCAAGCATTTCATTATAAGAGAACTCATCTACTGCTCTAAATGTTATTTTAGTATTTCTTTTAGCAAATTCTGCTGTTAACACATTAATAACATTTGGTATAATTGGGTAGAACTTTAATTCTAAAGCACTTGGGTCTTCCTTCATTAAGGTGTCTACCAAGTCTCTCATTTCATTATCATCCTCAATTATGTAGTCAGTTTTATCAATTACACCTTTAGCTAACTTATAATTCTTCATAAGTCTTCTAGCATTTCTTCTGATTTGCTTAAGACCATTCCATTCTAACCAGTCAAGATTCCAGGATGCCCACTCAGCATCTTTCTCTTTTTTTGGTAAAAACTGTAAAGGTTGGGTTATAGAACCCATTCTATTATACTCAGCTTTTTTTCCAGATTTCATCTGGAGTGCATTTAATACTTGCATAGTTATCTTATATTTTTAAAAGGATTTCTTGGTGGTCTATTACCAATAGATCCATGCCCCATACCAATATGCTTGAAGGGGTTGTTAGTAAATTTATACAAATTTTTTGACTTTTCCAAGCTTTTTTTACCTGTGTCCTCAAATCTTTTCATAATACCCCGGTTAGCTTCCTGAACTTTAGCAAAAGCTATAAGGGCTCCAAGTGCTATTAATCTATCCACATTGAGTCCTTCTCTGTAGTGAGTCATCTCAACCATAGCCATAATATCAGGTATTCTCTCTATACCATAGGTTGTTCTTACAACGGTTCCATCATCTTTAGTTTCTACATCAACTTCTTCTTTGCAGAAATCTATAAGATATGGTAGAATGTGAGTTGTAAATAAAGTCCCAGTATTCCTCCATCCATACTCTTCATAAGTAGACTGGGTATATTCTATGTCTTTTCTAAAAGTAATCTGACTTTTAGGGACAAGATACTTCTGTTTTCTTTTCTTAATCATATGAGTAATAAATCCAGGAACATTACTTTCTACAATAGTCCAAGCATTATAATACTCAATTATGTGCTCAAGTCTTTCATGAGTTTTGTTAACATCATCAAATCTACCACACCAGCTAGCTACAATTTTGTCTTGCTCAATGTAAGTCTTTATATCTTCACCGTCTTTTCTAGTTACTTCTATAGGAATCTTATATATGTAAATAGAACACAAAGATTCTGAACTAGTAGTCTTACCTTGTGACACGGGGTCAATAGATGCATAATAAGTTCCCCACTTGGCAACCGGGTCTGGTCTCTCATACAATACTATGACACCGGTCTTATCCTCAGTATTCTTACTTATAGGGAATTCTTTAATAGGTATTTTTCTGCTTTTCTCTACAGCAAAACTACCATCAGCATTCTTGTTAAGTTCCACATACTCAGTAGAATACTCCTTTTCTTCAATTCTTCTTTTCTGAGCATTAACCAAATGCATAGGAAAAACAGAGACTGTTCTTGTAGCAAATGCTTCTTCTATATTTCTAGGGTGCTGAGATAACTCTAACTGAAAATCTTCTGGAGATAAATCTTTCTTCTTCTTAACAAAATACTCATCTAAAGCTTTTAGTGCTTCTTCTACCTGAGAGTTACCATACTCATCTACATAAGGAGGCATAGACCACTGCTCTGGAATAAATAATCCAGACTTACCAAAAGTTCCTTTATCATCTATAAGAGATGACTCTACATAAAAGATATCATTAGCTTCTGGGTGTATGATCATTTTTCTTAAAGGTTCACACTGATTTAAATCACCTACAGATCCAGCAGCTATGAAAGTACCCGTGGTAATCATACCTGATTTTAATGCAGGCTTCATATAACCATAAGTCTCCATCATGTGAGGGGCAATCCCAGCTTCTTCATGGAAGAAGTAAGTACAGGGACCACCTACACCTGCAGTAGGATCTTTCTCAAAAGATGTTCCTTTAAGTACACCCTTTAAACCTTTAAGAGTTTTTCTATTAGTCCCGGGCACAGTTGTCTCAATCTGTTGTTGCCAGTCAAGAACTTTACCAGGGTTCATAGGTCTTAACCAAGCAGTGTTATCATCTAAGAAGTTTCTATACTCATTTAAGAATCTCCAAGTATCCTGAACATATGTCTTAAGACTACCTCCTATTTTTAGGATAGGAGTTTCCTCAAACCAGATACAGTTGATAAGTTTAGCTGCATGAAAGTAAGAAGATGCTATCTGTCTTTTCTTTAAAACAGCAGCATGCTTATAGAATAATTCTGCAAGAATTTCATAGAGTGCTAAGTGATATTGAGCATCTCTAACATCCGGGAAAGAGAATCTTCTTATCTCTTTGTTATTAATAGGTAAGAAGTTTAACCACATGTAGTATTCTCTGGTAAGATACCATGTGTTTTCCCCACTCTTAAATATTACACCTTTTCTGCATTTAACTTTTTGGTCATCCCAGTATGTAATAAAGTCTTTACTTTTTACAGGAGCTGCACAATAAAACTTTTGGTCATTGTACTTTCTAGCTTCTGCATTAAAGACAAAAGCAGTTTCATCAAAGTTATACTTACCAGGTTCTTTAAAAATAGATAGAACAAAGTCTCTGAACTCTGTTCTACTAGCATAACTAGTAGTAGTCCAAGTACCATTATCCCAGGTAGGTATATCTGTGTAGAAATACTTATCCATTTAAAAGTTTTTTAATCTTCTTAGAATCTCCATCAGTTTTAGTAATAACGTCTACTAAGGTACTGTGTTTTTTAGAAGTTAATACATCTTTTAATGTACCATTAAAATAATCAGCAATTTCATCTCTTCTAATTGCTGCCCATGTTTTTGATATGTGGTTATAGTGAAACAACCAGTCATATAAGTTATCTTTATTGATCATATGCTAAAGAGCCTCCACCTCTTGTTCTAGTTTGTTGTTCATCTTGTAAATCTTTATATGCACCTTTGAAAGATTGTCTAATACCTTCAAAGTTTTTAGCAGCACTAACTAATGCTGTAATGTTTCCATCTCTACCATGAGTAATAGGTGTTTTCTCCATGTAGATAGCTAATCTATCTAACATAGAACTAATACCTCTATATGCTCTAGTTGTAGGAGTTTCATATAATTGTACACACTTAGCTAATGCATTAATAATTAAATCATCTTCTGTACTAAACTCTGCTTCAATGTCTTGTAGTATAATTTGTTCTTTGTCATCTTCCGGGATATTAAAATAAGGATTAAGATCTGGATTAGGACATGTCATATA